TAATAGGGGGTCATATATGGGGTTTAAAGCAGGTGGAGAACACCACAGCGTTATAGCCTTAAAGGAGGCAAAGGTCAAAGTTATTGACTTTGCTAGGCAAGGACTCTCAATTCAAGACTCCATCATCAGGGCTGGCAGGAAACCTGATGTACTCAAAGACTGGAAGAAAGACCTTAAGTTCATGGCTGAACTTGAGAAGGCCCGAGAAGAGGGTAANCGATCNCTGAGCATAGTNTCAGGGGACGCTAAATTTACTATTGGCTTTGAAGAGTTCTCAAGAGAGTTCCTAGACTCACCNATCTTCCCACATCATAGATCTTGGATTGATGTGCTTGAAGGTCGGCAGCCATCATGGACTCACGATTCTATGGTATATGAACCAGCCTCTGAAAAACGGCTACTCATAAATGTACCTCCTGAACATGCTAAGTCTACAGTCATCACAGTTAACTACTGTGTCTATAGAATAGCGATGAACCCTAATGTTAAAATTACTATTGTTTCTAAAACCCAAGAGCGTGCTAAAGAGTATCTATACTCAATCAAGCAACGCCTAAGTCATGAACGCTGGTCTAAGTTCCAAGCCATCTACGGAAGTGCTGGAGGTTGGAAAGAAGACTCTGACTCTTGGAAGGCTGACCGCATCTATGTGGCACGTGACTCTACTGAAAAAGATCCAACTGTCCAAGCCCTAGGTATTGGTGGTCAGATCACAGGTGCTCGATCAGACTTAATCATTCTTGATGACGTTGTGACTACTACCAACGCTCACGAGTGGGATAAGCAACTACTATGGCTACAGCGAGAGGTTATCACACGTCTCGGCGATGCTGGTAAGTTACTTATTGTAGGGACAAGAATTGCATCTAACGATCTCTATCGAGAGATACGTAGTCCTGAACACTGGTCTAGTGGTAAGACACCCTTTACCTACATGGCTATGCCAGCAGTATTAGAATTTAATGATGATCCAAATGACTGGGTAACACTATGGCCTAAGTCCCATATACCATGGGAAGGCTCAGAAGGAGAAGAACCAGATGAAGATGGGCTATACAGGAAATGGAACGGCCCCGCTCTATTTAGGCGCCGAAGTGAAGTTTCAGCCGCTGCCTGGGCTTTGGTTTATCAACAGCAAGACATACAAGAAGACTCTATTTTTTCACCTGCTTGTGTACAAGGCTCCATCAACGGGATGCGTAAACGCGGGCCGTTAAAACCTGGAGTTCCCGGACACCCTAAAGATGCAGGTGCTTGGTATACTATTATGGGCTTAGACCCAGCGATGGCAGGTAAGACTGCAGCCGTAGTTATGACAGTAGATCGTACAACACGCAAGCGTTATATATTAGATGTTGAGAACATGAAGGATCCCACACCTCAAAAGATCCAGAATTTAATTGAAGATTGGTCTGAGAAATACAGTCCGCAAGAGTTACGAATCGAAACTAATGCTCACCAAAAGGCTTATGCCTTAGATGAAGATTTACGTTCATTCCTAGCATCAAGAGGTATCAGGTTTTCAAGTCAGTTCACAGGAAAAAACAAATGGGATACATCTTTCGGTGTAGCCGCTATGTCGGGTCTATTTGGCACTATGCGAAATAACCTACATCAAGATAATAACCTCATTGAACTACCTTCTCAAGAAGGCTCGGAGGGCATCAAAGCCCTTATACAGCAATTGATTACATGGAAGCCTGATACTCGTGGTCCTACTGACTGCGTTATGGCTCTGTGGTTTTGTGAACTAAGAGCACGTGAAATTATTAGTAATGGAAGATTTAACCAAACCCATATATATAACAAGTGGGCAACTCAAAAACAAATAGATACTCGCTACTCAGTTAATGTAACTGATTATGAGATGTCAGTATATGAATAGGATATAGATGTTATCTAATATTGAATCAATTGCACGCCGCGTTGAGAACCTAAAGCAACGTAACATCGCAAGAGATGGCCGTATGGGAGATATTCTTGCTGTACGTAAAGGCAAGATGGTTGATGTATTCCCAGACCTATTCCCTGCAGGTATGAACTCTGCTATGGTGGCTAACTTTGTTGATGTTGCTGCTCGTGATCTATCTGAAGTACTTGCTCCATTACCATCTTTTAATTGTTCTACAACTAATGCAAGTTCAGATCGTGCTCGTACCTTTGCTGATAAGCGTGGTATGATTGCAAACAACTATGTATACAACTCACGCCTACAAACTCAAATGTACTGGGGCGCTGACTGGTATTTTACATATGGCTTTTTGCCAATTCATATTGAATTAGACTTTGAAACAAATATGCCACGCATTCGTGTGGAAGATCCACTTGGTGCTTACCCTGAGTTTGATAGATTTGGCCGTTGTATAGCATATGCTAAACGCTATGTTAAGACAATGGGAGAACTTGCTAATGAGTATCCTGAGTTTGCTGGACAAATTCTTGGTAAAGAAGGATACGATCAAAATACTAACCAACAATTAGAACTTATCCGTTATGCAGATAAAGATATTACAGTTCTTTATTTACCTAAACGTAGTAATTTAATTTTAAATGAAGTAGCAAATCCAATTGGAAAGTTACTTACTTTCATTGCTCGTAAACCTGGTATTGATGATGAGCCACGTGGACAGTTTGATGATGTATTATATGTACAGTTAGCCAGAGCACGCTTTGCTAACTTAGCAATGGAAGCAGCAGAGAAGGCTATTCAAGCCCCTATTGTTGTTCCTACAGATGTTTTAGATTTGCCTATGGGACCTGATGCGATTATTCGCACCAGCCAACCGCAAAGTGTTGGTAGAGTCAAACTTGACATACCTAACGCTGCCTTTCAAGAGCAATCAGCACTCCAATCAGAGATGCGTCTCGGTGCTCGTTATCCTGAAGGTAGATCAGGAACAATCAACGCTAGTGTTATAACTGGCCAAGGTGTTCAAGCACTACTAGGAGCCTTTGATTCTCAAATTAAGGCTGGGCAAACTATTCTNGCAGAAATTTTTGAGGAAGTCATACAGGCTTGCTTTGAAGTTGATGAGAGAATATTTAATATAGAGAAATCGGTTAGAGGTGTTGCACAGGGTACTCCGTACGAGTTAAAGTACACACCAAGCAAAGACATCAAGGGCGACTCTTCAGTTGAAGTACGCTATGGATTGATGGCTGGTCTTGACCCATCACGCGCTCTAATCTTCTCTCTTCAAGCACTTGGAGCAGAACTTGTATCTAAGGACTTTATTCGTAGAGAACTTCCTTTTTCTCTTAACGTTACTTTGGAAGAACAACGAATTGAAATTGAAAAAATGAGAGATAATCTTAGTGCTGCTATTACTGCATCCGCGCAAGCGATACCAGCAATGGCTGCTCAAGGACAAGATCCCTCTGGTTTAATTAAAAACATCGCTGATATAATTACGCGTAGACGTAATGGGGAAAGTATAGAGAATGCTGCGTTAGCCGTCTTCACTCCTCCTGCACCAAATCCGCAGGAGCAGGCTATGGCACAGGCGCAGTCTGGTACGGTTCCACCAGGTTCACAAGCCCCAGTCGAGCAGGCTCCCCTGTCCCCAGCCCCTCCTGGATCCGCTTCTGGTGGAACCCCTCAACAAGGAGCACCAGATTTAAGAAATATTTTGGCAGGACTACAACAAGGCGCATAACTAAGTAGGGGACAATGACAGCAATAGTTGGAATACAGGGTAAAGGTTGGGCTGTAATGGCAGCCGATTCTATGATGTCTTATACAGACAGACCTTATGTAGCAAAAGGTTGCGACAAAGTAGCCAAGGTTGGTGAATATTTAATTGCAGTAGCAGGTGATGCTACAGCAGGAGATATTCTTTATAACTTATGGCAACCACCTAAGGTAATTAAGACTCAAGATCCAGACCGTTTTATGATGATTAGAATTCTTCCATCTATAAAACAAGCATTAACAGAAGCAGGATATGACCCAGCACCAAAAAATAAGAACGATGATGATTCTGGGTGGGATGCTTTAATTTGTTTTAGTGGAAAGTTATATCAAGTTAGTGATGACTATGGATATATGCGAGACGATAGAGGCTTATACGGGATAGGTTCTGGCGGATCTCTTGCACTAGGTGCAATAGCAACAATGGAAAATGAAATAAAAACACATGCCAAGGCAACAAGCGCTGCTAAGAAAGCAATTGCAGTTGCAATACAATATAACATTTGGTGTGGTGGAACTATTAATGTCAAAACTCAATTTACTAAGTAGGAGATATAGTGGCTAAAGAAATTGTAAGTGGTACTGGTAAAGATGCTAGACGCACTGATAAAAATATATCTTCACGCGTACAAAAAATTCAACGCGATGCTAATATGAAAAACACTACAGGTGGATCATAT